GCTGCCGGTGATGCTCCAGTTGCGGATTTTGGCAACTTGCGTGCCACCGACAAAAAGGGAGCCGTTGGCGCCTGTGAAGTACGTGGCCATTACGCGGCAACCCCCAGAAGCTCAACGGAAACGGATTGGTAACCAGGTGGACCGTAAGTGACCTGGGGAGGACCGGCGTAACGCCAAGCGTTCGTTGCCTCGTTGGTGTAATTGTAGGAGGACATACCAGCAAAGACAGCCGCCGGAAGGTCGAACGTGCCGTAGGTGGTGCCGTTTGCTGCGTAGTGGTCCGTGATTGATTTGCCTGAAGCTTCAGTCACGTTGTCGAATGTCAGCGACAAGCGTTGGCCAACGGTGCGGCTGCCGTGGATGAAGCGGATTTCAATGCCGTCGAGCGACTGGTACAGCGTTTGCGGACGGACGCCGGGGCTCCAAACGCGGGATGTGGGCTGGACTGAAGGGAAGGTACTCATACGATCACCTCGAATGATCCAGAGATGACGCTGTTACTGATAATGCTAGCCCCAGAGCCGTTTAGGGGGAAATGCGTGGCGGAGATGGTGCTTATGCCTGTTTGGTCATACTCGATGGAGTCGACAAGGTAATGGTTAGTCTCGACGCGAGAATCACCTTCGCTATTAGTGCGGGTAAGTTGGACAGCAATCAAATCGGTAGGGCCTAGATCAGAACTATCGAGTGTATTACGAGCAGTTTGAAATGTGATCTTGTGTGTACTGTATCTACGTGTTGCAAGGACATACTTTGCAAAAATAGTTGCATGTGAATTTGTAGTACAGAACTCGGTCATGTCGTACTGCTCTTCTGGAACTGATGAGGCGTAATCGCTATAACGTACATTGGCTGTTTTCATGCGTTCCACGCCGCTTTTGCGGATACCCCGGAAGCTGATAACCAGCTGGATTGGCTGGCGCTCTTCAGTGCTGAAGTACGCTTTTTGGTAGGAACCAACAATGATCGTATTGTCGATGGCGTCGGCTACTGTTTCATTATCGCTAAACGTCTCTTTTGGAGTAAGTACGCCAGTATCGACTGCACCAGCAGCTGTTAGCGGAAGTAGTGGTTTCAGCCGGAAAAACCCTGCGTCACTGAAAAAAGTGCACAAGAACATCGGAGCAACGCTCTGTGCGTAAGACATAAAATTGCTGCCATTACTAATTACTCCGTTGAAGAATATATCGTAAACATCGTGAAAACGGGCTGCTATTGCTACATCAAAAAACGATACTTGCTGAATATTAGCCGCATTAGGATACTTACCTGACTTCTCAAAAAAGTAAAGAACAAGATCGCCAAATTTATTACTAGAGCTATAGGTATACGTGTATGCTGTATTAGTCGGATTCAAGCGCCATTTATCTACATAGATACCGTCGTCCATAAAAATATTAAGCTGCTTTAATTCAGTCGGAGGGCTGTATTCCTTTGTTACATCGTATAAATTGCCCTCGACAACCATAAAGGTGAGATCCGCGTAGGACGCTTTTCGATCTACGCTTGTTGGGAAGGCATTTTCTTGGCGAAACTCCACCAAGATGTATTCGGGTTTTGTTGTCTGAGCCACTGCAACACTCTGAATATCGAATGTATGTGTGTACGATCCAGTGGAGTAGCTATCGGTAAAAAGCGTTGTTGGCGTGTCTACGTTATTGGTTGTAATAGTACCGACAGTCGTAGTAGTTCCAGTGAGATTATTTGTTCGCCGAACTCTAATATTGTAGGTCTCCATCAGAGTTGGAGAAGTTACTCCATCGGGGTACACAGATAAGACTTTGATCCTGGCTTCTGTGGAGTAATCGTCTACCGACCTGAACTGCACATAACTACCTATTTCAGGCGATAGCGGGTCCAGTAAAATTTTGAAGACATTGTGGTTGCACGAAACATCTGAAAAAGCTATTGGGCAAACAGTCGGATCGTCTGTGTAAACAGTCGCAGCAGTTAATGTTGTATTAAGTAGTCCCTGCCTAGATAGATCGGCGATGTTATTTTTTCCGATGTAAAAATCGTCAACAGTAGAGAAGCCAATTGCGTGTCCTTGGCTAATTAAATAGACAAAAGTTTGTTCGAAGTTGGTTGATGCGCTATCGACAAGTGGCGGGCTGATCCAAGCGCCGCCTTTGTTGTTTTCGCGGCGGCAGAAAACAATGGGGACGGCATCGCCGCTATTAGCAAATTCTTGCGCAGTGTCTAACTTCTCAAAAGGAATTAGGTTTAACGACTTGCGCAGTTCAACTTGTTTTTGGCGGACGCCCTCTTCTGTAGCTGCTTGTTTTGCTGGAGCGCGAGAAACATCTATGCTGCGATTGCTATCGGCGTAAGGACCGATACGCAGCTCCATCGCCTCCTCTTTTGAGTAGGAAGCGTAGGTGATGTATTCTCCACCTAAAGTGTAACTAGGATTGTCAAGAGACATAGTTAGCTACTCAGGGATAGCGGACCAAGGATGGTCCATGGTACTTTCCGCCAAGGAATATCACCATCAACAGCATCTGCATAGGGGCGTGCTGTTACCGTTATTGTCGATATATCGGCTGTAGCTGAAACAGCATTGCCCTGAGCGACAGCAAATGGATTGAAAGATGTAGGAGCTTCTAAATTTTCCGCTGCGGACCAGCGATAAATAATCACGTTGAGAGAATAGCGATTTGTTATACATGCATCAACTAAATCTACATTTTCGATTGTCGCAGGGAAGGTTATCGTGTAGTCGTGAGATGTACTATTTTTATCTGCCAAAAGGTTAGATACAGAAAAAGATCTATAGTCGTATGTAAGAAAACCGTCGCTGGTGGGGTTAGGAAAGTAGTTTTGGAATAAGTACAGAGGGTTTGTGCCTGAGGGTGTTAGATCAGGATAAATAAGTAAAAAGCTTGCGATGCCGCGTACTGCCATTAGCGTGCTCCAACAGAACGGCGGATGCCGCCATTTTTACGCATAGCGGATAGCGCCATCTCGGCGCCACGGCGGCTGGCAGCCTGCATACCAGCGACGAAATCGCGTTGGCTGACGTAGTTGCTGCCGTTCATGTTCATGACGGGGCCTGTGGTTACGTTAATCATGGGGTTAATGCTTGTCGAGCCCATGTCGCCTGGTGCTCCAGCAGTGTTGCCGCCTGGGATGACGGAATCGCCGCGCTGGCCGGAGGCGTAGCGTGCCATGGCGGCGCTCATCTTGCTGGCGGGGATGACGTACTCGGACTCGCCGCCTTCACCGATCATGGCGTTAGTGGGCCCGGTGACGTAGCCGCCTTGGGCGTAGGCAGTTGTACTTGGGGCAGTTTCTTGTCTAACTGCGTTAAACCGCATCTGCTCGTTTACAGCAGTGCGAATTTGAGTCACAACATTAGCCGCTTGGGCAGCCACGTCACTCATCGCTTGAGCCATAATGTACGTTCTTTCTGTGCCTACTTCGATAACACCAACAATCTGTTGCGCCTGATTTGTTGTCAGTAGTGTCTCTTCTCTAACAATGCGAAGCGATTCGGAAAGTAGTTCAGCTTGCTTTTGACTCAAACCGATCTCCTCGCTGACAAGTTTTTGTTGTAGCGCGGTTTCAGCCGCTAGAAGTTTAGTGCGCAACTGCGCCTCGGCTACTTTATTTTGATTGTCAGCGATATAAACAGACGCTTGTACTTGATCGTAGGCAGCTTTTACCGCATCCTGCTGCAGTCCTAATCCTCTATCGTAAGCATCTGCAATACTTTTTATTTGTTCTGGTGTATTACCTCTAGAGGCAGCTTGTGCGATAGCAATCGCTTTTTCAGCTTCAAGTTGTTTGTACTTAATTACAACTAAATTTGCTTCAAGTTTTGCTTTTTCTACAAGCAGTGCATTGTTATTTAGAGCTAGCTCGTATTCAAGCTGGGCAGCTTTAACTTGCTGCTCAAACATAGCTATTGCTATATCAAATCTCTGTTTAGCGGTAGCAGCTAAATCGTACTGGCGCTGCAGTTGCGCACCGTATAGATCGTTTAGGGCTATTTCAGCACTATAACGGGATTGTGTTACAGCATTACCTCGTTCTAGTGAAGCAATTTGCTGTTCTATAACTTCGGCTGCACGAGTGTGCTTTTCTGTATTGGCTTCAATCTGCGCAGCTTGCTGCACCAGGAGATCTTTAATTTTTTGTTGATTTAGGGCTTGTTGCTTGAGCGCTTCATTGGCTGCGAGCGCAAGCTCCAGTTCGCGCTTACCGGCTTCGGTAGTGACATTGCCAT